ACCAGCAGTTCTAACTCTTAAAAGATATATACTCCCGACACCTACCTCGTATTACCAACCATGAAGAATCTCACCATCATCGGAAACCGTCTCGAAGACGCGATCCCTATCCACGGACGAGACACAGAACAGTCAAACCCTTTAACGGACCTGACTAACAGTGCCATCAACCACTCACTTCGTAAGTTCCTGCAACCCGCAGAAGCAGACAAAGTTATCAACGGATATCGCCGTTCCCCCTGGAACGAAACCGCTCTTCAACATGACATCGATACCCTCGATTCCGAAGAACATGTCGTCCCCAAAGACGATCATTATTGGAACGCCATCACTCACGTCGCAAAACTGATCAAACCAGAACAACCGCTCAAAGCAGTACATTTTGCCGATCTTCGACGCTACAAGTGGAGACTTTCCACCAACATTGGTGCCCCTTTCGCTTCTTCTAAGAAGTGGAAAGACTACGTAAAAGCTAAGTTTGAGTATTTTCGCTCAAGCAAGCCTTTCGTTAATTTTGCTCACCGCGATTTGTTTATCGAAGCACACCGCAACTCTCAACCCCTTGAAATCCGCGACGCTCGAATGACTAAACACAATCTTTATTCGGAAGCATTCTTCATCACACGCAAGAATATCCATTACATCAAAGAAGGAAAAACCGAGAATGACCTCGGCGAAGACTTAAAATACTGGAACACCGCATTCGCTCGACAACATCTTGTCGAACAAGACGAACCAGATAAAGTCCGCCTCGTTTTTGGCGCCCCTTTCACCCTGCTTACCGCAGAACTGATGTTCATTTGGACTCTTCAGGTACATCTCTTACTCATGCAAGGCTCAAAGTCGTTTATGCTTTGGGGATTCGAAACAATCCTCGGAGGATGGTACAGATTGCGAAACTTTTTCGCGACCTTTGCCCCACGACATTCTGCAGTTGTAACTCTAGACTGGAAAGGATTTGATAAATTCGCACGTCACTCAGTGATCCGCGACATTCACAAACACATCCTTCGTCCATGTTTTGACTTTACTAAGGGTTACCACCCTACAACTCAGTACCCTGACCACTCGCAATATGAAGGAGACCTACCCCTAGAAACCAAATTGGAAAATCTTTGGAACTGGAT